GCGCTCGCGGTCACTCGTGCGGCCAGTATCGCGGATACGGAGATGGCCGCGAGGGTCGATGTACGCCACGCACAGCGCGATGTCCTCGGTCCGGGGCTCGTACTCAAACTTCATCGGAGTGGTGCTCCTTGATCCAATCTGCGAGCTCCAAGATCATCCGGAAGAAGGCAGCGCGTTGCAGGGGGTTTGCGAAGTCGAGGTTGATGCAGCTCCCCTCGGGGACCGTGTACTGAAAGTCCAACGTTCGCGCCGTAAGCCGTAGACCCATCTCCTGATCGTCAGGGGTGAAGAGCTCGACACGGAGAGGGTAGTCCTCGTCGGTCACAACCGTCGCCCACACCGCGTCTACGTCGTCCACAGGCTGGTAGAGGAACATCTCAGAGGTGGACACAGGCATGTGCATGTACTCCGCCGTCATCCATGAGGGTTTGTCAGTCATAGATCTTCTCCCATCTTTTGCAAAAGTCTTGCAGCCATAGTCGTTGCTCCGCCGTCACCCGGCGGCATAGTTGTTCGTCAGCGTCCACACATGCGGCAAGCGCTGGTCAACGCACCACGCCCGGTACTCGTCGCACAGGGCTTCGAGGCGGTCGTTCCAGAGGGATCGGTAGAGGGCGCTCATGCCTCGTCCCCCACAGGCTCACACAACGTGCTGTCGAGCACGGTGTAGGTCCAGTCGCCGAAGTAGCAGGTGTCGTTGCTGACCGCCCGGTACTTCTCGATCAGATCGCCAAAGTCCTCGGGCAGCGGTCCATCCTCGTCAGCATACCAGCCCTCGGCTATCGCACCTCGGACCTTGGCTTCCAAAAGCTCCTGCGTCTCGGCCAGCATGACGTAGGTGTCCTGCGGGCCGTACCAGTAGCAGTGCCAGATTGCGATGTGTCTCATCACACCACCTCCCGCGAAAGCTCGACGCACAGGTCATGGTCGAAGTCGCCGAGGTCATAGAACCCGGTGTTGATCAGACGGCCGTCAGGGGTGGACAGGAAGACGGGGGCAGTGTCGCCCTGCGTCGGGTGCTCCCACACGCTGTAGTCGCCATAGCTGGCAAGCAAGGTGGGGTTCTTGGACATGAAACGTTCTAATTGGGTCATCGCTTTGTCTCCTAGTTGATAGCAGATCGAAGCTGCTGTGGTTGTAGGTTATGCACAAGTGGGGTGGTGGGTCAACAGTTTATTTGTGACCCACCAACAAGTCACATGATCCGATATACACGGATGCCGTTGGGGACATAGAACCAGTCAAACGCCCGCATATTCTCAGGCGGACCTTCCGCGTAACGCTGGTTGCGGCTCCGTAAGGCCGAACGAAAGCGCTTTGTCTCAGCCCTTGTCCCCTTAATCACGATACTGTCGCCAAGCTCCATCTCATCGAAGAAGCCGTACATGGAGCGGCCCTTGTGCTTGTCCTCAGGCAAAGGCACACCCTTTTCGATCTTCCCAATCTCCATCACACTCTCCTTTTCTGTGACACCAAGACATATAATGTTGATTTGTGACACCGTCAACCCAGTGACACATGATGAGAGAGCAGGGTCAGAGGTGCGAGAAACTCGTGCCGCGAACCTTGGTACAGCGGCGCACGGTTTTTGCCCCTTAAAACAATGTGATAGACGCATGTGTTCAAGTGGTTCGTGACAGCCGGATCTTGGACCTTGGACCTTGGATCTTTGTTTGTTTTCAGTGTCTTAGGGGGTGTCAGGGGTGAGTTTCCTATATAGGGTAATGTGACATTGCGCCGGGGTTGTGGCGATTTCAAAAATCATTGGCTCAACTTCCATTTTTACTGTCACGGATGGCACGGTGACAGATTTATGGGGTTAAGTTATTGATTTTACTTAGTTGTGTTTGTGACGTGACACTGTGACAGGGGTCGGCACGAACTGGCGCAACTGTCACGGGTGCTAGGGTGAGTTGCAGTGTGAGCCCAGACCAAATGAAAACCGTTTCGGATTTTGGAAACCGATCTGGAAAAACCCTATAGGGAAACTCACTTGAAGAGGGGGCATCGCTTGTTGTATGTTCCACACAACCATCTTGGAGGACAGGATGCCGAAGCGCAAAAGCCCCCAGCTTCCGCTGGAACAGTATGAGCCCGGTCGGTACCCGCCCGGTGAGTTTGTCAGGACCGAGGAGTACCCCGATGGGGTACATGTGCGGGCTAATGGTCGCCCTGATCCCCGCAAGGGTAAGCTGACCGGAAGGCAAGAGACCTTTTGTAAGCTGATTGTTGAGGGGATCCTCTCGAACACCGAGTGCGCGCGCCGATCTGGGTACGCTTCTGAAACCGCTTCGGCGTACGCCGCAAAGCTGTTGAACGGGCAGGATTACCCCCATGTCGTCGAACGCATCACTGAACTGCGCGAGGAACGCCAGCGCCGCTACGGGGTGACCACAATCGGCCAGCTTGAGCGGCTCGCAAAGCTGTCGAAGGGCGCGGAGAAGGCTGGGCAGTGGTCGGCGGCGATCAACGCCGAAAAGATCCGCTCGGCAATGGGCGGCTTGACCATCGACCGCCGCGAAACAATCAACACGCTCGACCAACTGTCGCGTGATGAGCTCACGGCCCGTCTGGCGGCGCTGCAACAGAAGTATCCGCAAGCGTTCCAGATTGAGGCCGCTCCGATGAAGGACATCACACCCAATGAGCCAAGGCCCCGAAGCGAACTTTTGGAAATCAATCAAAGCAAACGCACCTCCTCAGACCTTGTTGATGAGGATTGAAAACCGCCACGGCGGCGGGGTTCCTGACGTCCACGGGCTGCTTAATTCCTTACCTTTTTGGTTGGAATTAAAAGTGCCGAAGCTTACACGCCTTTCGCTCAGCCCCCACCAAGTCGCGTGGCACACCTCATACTGGGCGCGTGGCGGGCTCTCCTTCTTCCTGCTAAAGGCCCCTTCGCCACCTTGTTTTATTCTTTTTCCGGGTTCGGTATCGATAGATCTGGCCCAAAAACCATGGACCGAGGTCCAAGGTCAAAGGTTCGAGACTCTAAACGAAATGTGGGATGCCCTGCGCGCTGATGTGTGTGGTCATTATGGGCGTTTGTTGTCCTGCGCGCCGTGAACCTTGGTCCTGCGCGCGGTTGCCCTGCGCCCTGCGCGTTGTTTCTTACGAGGATCATCGTAAAAAGGCCCGAGGACCGTGGCCCTCGGGCAGTTGGCCGCGCCCTGAGCGGTGAGGGGCGCGGCTAGGCAATCAATGTTCGACAATCGCGATGGACTTGCCGCGCGCGGATCCTTTGCAGAGGCGGCAAGCGGCGCACTGGACGCGGCGTCCGGCTTCTTTGGACGCGGGGCAGAGGGTTTCTTGCGCCCGGTCTAGGTCATCCAGCCCGGTAATCACGCGGAACGTGCGGCGTCCTGCGGCCCAATGCATGCGCGCTTCCGTGTGGCTGTCCGCTGACTGCATGGCGATATCGGGGCGCCACGGCTTTTGGTGTGTGTAGGCTGTCCAAGTGTCCGCTTCGGATAGAAGATCTGTCCAGACCTCGTCTGGAACGGCGGCGGGGTCGCCGTAGGTGCCCACGCGCACCACGCGACCACGGCCAATGGCCGCGCGCGACGCGGCGTCCTGCGCGTCGGGATAAACGCCGCGATGATAGGCGCGCCACGTGATCAGGACGCCCTGCCCAAGGTTCACGTAGCAGCGGCGGCCGGCCGCGATCTTGCGGCTTGGGTCCGTGGTCGGTGTGCCGCGCAAGGGGCACGTGCCGCAGATGGACGCGTCCGCGCCGGTCTTGGACGCCTCAAGCGGGTTGATGTCCTCGCATAGGATATAGGTCTGGACCACGTTCCCCGTCTTGGTGTTGCGATTGGAATAGGTGGCGATGACCACAATAGGCTTGCCGTCGATTAGGCTTGGCCCCTTGTAAATGATACCGCTTTTCATTGGCTAGGTTCTCCTGATTAAAAGGGCGGTAATGCCCTGCCCTAGTTGTACGCCACAAACAAGCAGGGCGCAAGACCTTTTTGCCCTGCGCCCCGCTGCCCTGCGCCCTGCGCGCCGGGTCTTTTCTTTTATGTCATGCGCCCTGCGCGCCGCCCTGTCCTGCGCGCCGCGCCCTTTTTTCTTTTATACGTCGCCCTTCGAGCGACGCAAAAGGCCCCCGGCGCGTAGACACATATCTATCGCAGCGCCGGGGGCCGTGGTTCAAAGGGCCATCATGAATGCCACAAGAGCGAAGAGGGTGGCCATGAAGGCCACCCCGGTGATGATTTCGCGGATCATGCGTTGGCCAAGTACTCGGAGGGCGTGGGCACAAGACGCGTGCCGTGGGCCTCTTGCCATAGCGGGTCCGCCGCGACCAGCGTGCCGTAGCGCAGCACCTCGGCGCGGTATGTATCGCCGCCCTCAAAATCGCCATAG